CGAAAATGTTGTAGAAATTAGCTTTCCAAGAGAAACTGTTGTCCCAGCAGGGAACGACAACTTTTTTATTGACTAAACACTTCCTGAAGTCCTTTGCGAAAATAGCTAACTATTTAAGATGTGATTAGCAATGCTTTATAGCATATTTTACTAAAAAGTGAGGATTAACTAATGCCCGTAAAAAACTTTAAATTCGTCTCTCCAGGCGTATTTATCAATGAAATTGATAACTCTTTCAGGCCAAGAAGAGCCGAAACTATCGGACCTGTCGTCATCGGACGTGCCACCCGTGGTCTTGCAATGCAGCCAGTGACTGTTGAGTCATATTCTGACTTTGTTACCCAGTTTGGTGGAACAGTCCCAGGAAATGGTGGAGGAGATGTATATCGTGATGGAAATTATCAGTCTCCAATGTATGGAACTTACGCGGCAAAAGCATTCTTGAATGCTAATGTAGCTCCACTTACTTTCGTGCGACTTCTCGGTCAACAAACCACAAACTCCACCTCTACTGGTAAGGCTGGGTGGAAAACAAACGCACAAGCTGCTGGCGCGGTCGGCACAAATGGCGGCGCTTATGGACTCTGGGTATTTAAATCAGCATCTGCGGGCACTGCGCTTGGAAATGGTATGCTTTCAGCAGTCTGGTATCTCGATAAAGGAAAAATATCATTATCGGGGACATTCTACAATGGAACCGGTAGTGTTTCCACAACTTCTTCCGCTGGCGTTCTCGTAACAACTGATACTAACAAGCTTTTTACAGTTGAGATTGCCAATGCGTCTGGCGTTGTAACAGACAAAATTAAGTTTAACTTTGATGATTCAAAAGAGACCTTTATTCGTAAGCGCTTTAATACAAATCCACAGTTAATGTCAGATGGTAACTTCTACCCCCCCAGCACAGAAAAAGATTACTGGCTTGGAGAAACTTTTGAACAGGAACTTCGTGATGGCGGGGTCGACGGCTCAACAAACTTGACCTCTGGAGAAGATCTCGTAGGAATTATTCTTGCTTTAAGCGATGGAGATAGCAGCAACGCTCCTTCAAACATGGAAGGGCAAGCATCTCGTGAGGCTAGAGCAGGCTGGTTCATCGCACAAGATCAGGGTGTCCCTGGCTCATTCAATCCGGCTGCTCAGCAAAAGCTTTTCCAACTAGTTGGTAGGGGGCACGGCGAGTGGTTACACAAGAATGCAAAAGTTTCAATCGAAAAGATTCGCCAATCTAATAACTCCACTAGTGATTACGGAACGTTCTCAATTGTAGTTAGAAGCCTCGGCGACACGGACAACAATGTTCAAGTCTTAGAAAGATTTGACAATTTAAGTTTAAATCCTGCCTCCCCGGATTATATTGCACGAAGATTGGGAGACAGGTTTTATAGCTGGAACGAAAACGAAAAGAGATTAAGAGAGTACGGAGACTATCCAAATCAATCACGATACATTTATGTTCTCATGAATGAGGATGTTGATGCAGGCGCGACAGATCCGGTTCTACTACCATTTGGTTATTATGGACCACCCAAGTTCGCAAACACCGCTGAGTTACACTCTGGTATTGCAACTTACGGATCAGATGTATATATCAGAGGTTTGGCTGCGATTCCAGACGCTGGAACCGGAGTGTTTGGACCGTCCGCTGACATGAACGTCACCGGTACTCTAATATTCCCGTCCGTGAGACTCAGGCACTCCGCTTCAGATGGCGGATTAGCAAATCCCACAGATGCTTACTTTGGCTTTATGGTTACTAGAACCAACTCCTCAACAAGAGCAGATGCTTCTGTTGTAGATCCCCACAGATTGTGGAACACCTCTTGGCCGGAAAACAATAGTGCTGCATCGAGCGATGCCGGAATTGATGCCTTCTCATATATTTTCACTCTTGATGATGTAAGAAGCACTGGCGGAACAGTGGCATCTTATTATTATGAATCAGGCTCCCGCGCCGCAGGAAATTCAGTTTCTTCTGCATCCTACACTGACTTACTAGATGCAGGATACGATCGTTTCTCAGCACCGTTCTGGGGTGGCTTCGATGGATTTGATATCACCAAGCCTGATCCACTTTTCAATGAAGGCATTGCAGTTGGTGCAAAAGAGGATACTAACTATATTGTTCACACGTATCGCCGCGCCATTGATACTGTTTCAGACCCAGAGTTCATAAATATGAATCTTCTTACTGCTCCCGGTCTAACTAATGAAGGACTCACAACTCACATGATTAACATTTGTGAAGATCGTGCCGATGCTATGGCCCTCATTGATTTGCCAAATGTTTACAGACCAGCCCACGAGAAGTATTACTCTGATAGGAAAGAGCGCATTGGAACTACTCCGCAAGCTGCTTCTACAGCGCTCCGCAACAGAAAGATTGATTCCTCCTACGGAGCAACCTTCTATCCATGGGTTCAAACCCGCGATGCAAACACCGGACAGCTTGTTTGGGTTCCGCCTAGCGTTGCGATGATGGGCGTCTTAGCAAGTTCTGAGCGCCAGTCACAGATTTGGTTTGCACCCGCAGGCTTCAATCGTGGCGGTATGTCAGATGGCGCAGCCGGAATTCCAATTGTGAATGTCACTGAACGCCTCACCTCTAAGCAGCGCGATACTCTATATGAGTCAAGAATTAACCCAATTGCTAGCTTCCCAAGCACAGGCATTGTGGTATTCGGACAAAAGACTCTCCAAGAGCGTCCATCTGCTCTAGATAGAATTAACGTTCGCCGTCTAGTGATCTTCTTGAAGAAGCAGATCTCTATTCTTTCAACACAAGTTCTATTTGAGCAAAATGTGCAAGCAACTTGGAACCGCTTCAAATCACTTATTGAACCATTCCTTGCTAATGTCAAGACCGATCTCGGTATTACCGACTATCGACTAATTCTTGATGAGACCACAACTACCCCCGACCTGATTGATCAGAACGTTCTATACGCTAAGATCATGGTCAAGCCAGCGCGCGCCATCGAGTTCATTGCAATTGACTTCGTTGTAGCATCATCTGGTGCATCTTTTGATGACTGATAAATCGGGGGCTTTTGCCCCCACCCACTACTTACTTATGAATAACAGGAGAACCTAACAAATGCCATTCTGGTCAACCGATTTCGGACAAGACGTAACACTTAAAGATCCAAAGCGTAAATTTCGCTTTACTATACAATTCCAAGGAATTGACGCCTCAACTAGCGGCGGCGGCGGGGCAACACTTTGGTATGCTAAGACTGCCGGAAAGCCTTCTTTCACAATTGCTTCATCTGAGCACAAGTATCTAAACCATACTTTCTATTACCCAGGTTCAGTTACTTGGAATACAATTTCAGTAGCTATGGTTGACCCGGTTGATCCAGATGTGACTGCAACCCTGTCTGATATTATTGTTCAATCAGGATATTCTCCACCAAGCGATGCTAACTCTCTTGGAACTATGTCCAAGGCAAAGGCTGCCGGCGCTCTTGGAAAGGTCATTATTACTCAGATTGATGCCCAGGGTAGTCCACTTGAGACTTGGACTCTGTGGAACGCGTTCATTAAAGATGTTAAGTTTGGCGATTTAGAATACGGCGCCGACGATCTAACCGAGACCACAGTTGAGCTTCAGTATGATTGGGCAAGAGTTGAGACCGTAGTTCCATCTTCGGCAGTTGCTGGAAGTGGCAAACAAGACTTCTTTAACTCAGTTTGATAATAGACAATATAAAACGCGAGGTGTAAATTGTCAAGAAACAAAGACCGTCTTGGTGGGTCACAGCACCAAGACACCCAGCCCCCAGCACAGACTGGCGGCTTTTCGTTTGTAGTTCCAACAGAGTTTGTTGAACTACCATCACAGGGTAGATTCTACTCACAAGGTCACCCTCTTCATGGACAGGATTCAATTGAAATCCGCCAGATGACCGCAAAAGAAGAGGATATGTTAATTTTAAGAACACTCTTAAAGAAAGGTGTTGCTCTTGATAGAGTTATAGCAAATCTTATTGTAAACAAAGGAATCGATCCAGACTCGCTTTTAGTTGGTGATCGAAACGCTATTATTATTGCAACAAGAGTATCGGGCTATGGAAACATATACGAGACTAAGGTTGCTTGCCCCGCTTGTGGAACCACTCAAGAATACTCATTTGATTTAAACCGTGCAAACATTTATGACGGTGAGGACGCAAGAGACTTAGGTGTCAAGTCAAACGATGATGGGACATTTAATGTTTCTCTTCCGAGAACCGGCGTTGATGTTCAGTTTAGACTTCTTAACGGCCGCGACGAAAAGACATTCCTATCAGGTATGCAAAACGACAGAAAGACAAAAGCAGAGAAAAATATTACCCGTCAGATTGCAGCTATTGTAGTTTCACTAAATGGTGACAACTCAATGCAAGCAAAACAATACTTTATCGACAATGTTCCCTCAATTGACTCCCGCCATTTGCGCCTTGCATATCGTCTTGCTGCACCAAATGTTGATTTAACTCAGCATTTCCAGTGTAGTGAGTGTTCCCACGAGCAAGATATGGAGGTGCCGCTTACGGCGGACTTTTTTTGGACTAACTGAAGAGTATATGGAGAACATATATGAGCAGTTTTTCTTCTTAAAGTATTCGGGCGGCTGGAGTTTTTCTGAGGCTTATAACCTGCCTGTAGGTCTTAGAAAGTGGTTTGTTGATAGGCTGATGAAACAGCTTGAAGCAGAAAAGGAAGCAATAGAAAAAGCTTCTAAGGGCGGCGGAAGCAATTCCCAAACCTTAACACCGCAAAACGAACCTACTGGTCCACAAAAACTCTATTAAACAAAGGCTGCACACGCAGCCTTTCGTTTTTGTGGCGTTACTATTTACCTATGAAGTGAGG